AACACCTCCAATGGCGCTGGTGAAACCTACATCTATCTGGCAATCGCATAAGGAATCAAAATGCAAGTACGTATTCGACAAACAGGCGCAGTGATGTACGAGGCAGAGTTTCGTGCATACCAGCAAGCCAACGGCGGCCCTACATGGGGCCAAACCACAGAGGAAATCTTGAACAGCTTGGGCGCTGATGTGGTGTTTGAAGGGCCACAGGCAACAGGCGGCACGGTGTATCAGTACTCCATGCCTGACGGTGTAGAGCAGATTGATGGCAAGTGGTACACCAAGCACATCCTTGGCCCTGTGTTCACTGACACTGAGGACGCTACTGCTGCTGAACAGGAAGCTGCTTACAAGGCCGCTAAGGACGCAGAGCAGGCTAAGGCTGTACGTCAACAGCGTGGTGAGAAGCTCAAGGACAGTGATTGGACTCAAGTGATTGATGCTCCAGTTGATCAAGCTGCTTGGGCTACTTATCGTCAAGCCTTGCGTGACATCACTGGTCAAGAGGGCTTTCCTTGGACAATCACTTGGCCTGAACAGCCATAACAATAATTAGGAGTATATCATGCCTCTCAAAAAAGGTAAGTCAGATAAGACTGTCAGCGAGAACATCTCCATGATGGTCAAAGAAGGTAAACCACAGAAACAGGCTGTTGCTATTGCTCTGTCCGAGGCAGGACGCTCCGCTGGTAGAGCTAAGCCTGAGCGTGGTAGCCGGACTAAGAAAAATAAAGATAAGAAGAAGACTAAAAGTACTTGACAAACAGGTTAAAATCTGGTATACTATTGTCTATATTTAAAGGAATATAAGGATGGCTTCGACCTATTTACAACTGGTTAATAACGTACTCACAAGGTTGCGGGAAACTGAGGTATCTTCAGTTGAAGACACTCCTTATAGCTCCTTAATTGGTGTGTTCGTTAATGACGCTAAACGGGAAGTAGAGGATGCACATGAGTGGAATGCTTTAGCAACCACTATTGTAGTCCCTACTGTTCCCGGTCAACGTAACTACACACTGACAGGTGCTGGTGAGCGATTTAAGACAGAAGATGTGATCAATGATACTGAGGATGTGGGTATGCGTCAAGCTCCTCAGGTTTGGCTTAATCGTCAATACTTCACAGGTACTGTACAAGATGCTGCTCCTTGCTACTACAGCTACAACGGTGTGACAGCAGGAGGGGACTCTAAAGTAGACCTCTGGCCTCAACCTGATGCTGTATATCAGATTCGCTTTGAGTTAATTGTCCCTCAGTTGGACTTGGTTAACAACAGTGATAACTTAATTGTCCCTGCTCACTTGGTACAGATGTTGGCATATGCTAAGGCTGTTGGTGAGCGTGGTGAAGATGGTGGATCATCCTTTGGTGAAATCTATCAGCAATATCGCTTAGCTTTGGCTGATGCTATTGCCATTGAACGTAACCGCTACGAAGATCAGGTTGTCTGGGAAAGTGTTTAATCATGGTAGCTAAACTTCTAACGACAACCATAGCTGCTCCCGGCTTCAAAGGTGTTAACACCCAAGACTCTTCGATTACGTTAGAGGATGGCTTTGCTACAGTAGCCAATAACTGCATCATTGATAGGTTTGGTCGTATTGGAGCACGTAAGGGATGGATACCTTCTCATACTGCCAATGCAACACTAGGGACAGGATTAGTCAAAGCTATCGATGAGTTGATCACGGTAGCTGGTGACTCTCACATCATCTTAGCAGGTAACAATAAGTTATTCAAGCTAGTAGGTTCTACTCTGACTGAGCTGACCTATGGTGGTGGCGGTACAGCACCTACGATCACTAACAGTAACTGGCAGATGGCTCCATTGAACAGTTGCTTGTATCTGTATCAAGCTGGTCATGATCCTTTAGTGTTTGATCCTGCCGTAAGTACTACTACTTATCGACGTATCTCTGAGAAGTCAGGCTACGTAGGTTCAGTGTCTAGTAATAACTGTGTGATTAGTGCTTATGGTCGTACATGGAGTGCTAATAACAGTTCCAACAAGAGTATCATTCAGTTCTCAGACCTCTTATCAGGACACATTCTGAGCACAGGTACTGCTGGTACATTGGATGTCTCTCAGGTATGGCCTGCTGGTGGTGATGAGATTGTAGCCTTAGCTGCTCATAACAACTTCCTGATTATCTTTGGCCGTAGACAGATTCTGATCTATGCCAATGCTAGCAATCCTAATGAACTTATACTGTCTGATGCTATTACAGGTACTGGATGCTTTGCTAGGGATTCTGTAGTAGTCACAGGTGGTGATGTCTTATTCTTGTCTGATGCTGGTGTTAAATCATTGATGCGTACCATTCAAGAGAAGTCTGCACCTATGCGAGACATCAGTGCTAATGTACGTGATGATCTGGTGTACGAGATTACCTTAGAGAATCCCAATGAGATTAAGGCTGTATATTCCGATAAGGATGCCTTCTATTTGTTGTCTCTTCCAGCACGTCAGTTAGCCTATTGCTTTGATATGCGAGCAGTGCTTCAGAACGGTGCTAATAGAACTACCACATGGGATGGTTTAGTTCCTAGTGCTATGAAGTATCTCCGTAACAAGGATTTACTGATTGGTAAGGCAGGATACATTGGTAAGTATGATGGCTATAAGGACAACACTGATAATTATCTGATGCGTTACTATACCAACTACTTTGACTTTGGTGCTCCTACGGTCATCAAGTTAATGAAGAAGGTAGGTGTTACAGTTATCGGCGGTCAGGGTTATGGTGTTACATTGAAGTTTGGATTTGATTATTCAGACATTCTTAACAGCCGACAGTTTGCCTTGGCTAATGCTGCTGTAGCTGAGTACAACATTGCTGAATATAACATTGGTGAATACGGTGGTACTGCCTTCGACAACAAGGTTATCAACATTGGCGGCTCAGGTAAGGTTATTCAATTAGGTTTTGAAACTGTTGTGTTTGAGAAACCTGTATCCATTCAAAAGCTAGACGTTTACGTAAAGACAGGAAAGACTCGCTAATATGGCTAATTATACCAAGACAACTAACTTTGCTGTCAAAGATGGCTTAGTTACAGGTAATCCTAACAAGATTATCAAGGGTACTGAGATTGATACTGAGTATAACAACATTGCTTCAGCTATCAGTTCTAAGGCAGATGCTAACAATGGTGCTTTGACAGGAACTACAACAGCAGTTAACCTGACTGTATCTGGTACGTTTACCGCTACAGTCAACGGAGGTACATACTAATGGACTTGACACAATTAATTAACCCTGCACTGCGAGCAGCAGGTACAATCTTCGCTGCTAATCAAGCCGCTGGTAATGCTACTACATCCGCTAACCAAGCTGCTCAGATGGCTCAGTTCCGTCCCGTAGGTGTCACTACTCGCTTTGGTCGTTCAGGCTTTAACTATGGCCCTCAAGGTGAGTTAGTAGGCGCTGGCTATCAAGTAGCTCCTGACATTGCTGCAATGCGTGAAGGCTTGTTGGGTATGGCAGGTACAGGCCTAGCACAAGCTCAGACAGCACAAGCTATGCAGCCGGGGATTACTGCTGCGGGTCAAGGTCTGTTTAACTTAGGTCAACAGTATGTTGCTCAGACACCTCAAGAAGCTGCTCAGCAGTTCATGACTCAGCAACAAGCTCTGTTAGCTCCCGGTCGTGAACAGCAGTTAGCTCAGTTGACTAACCAACAACAGCAACAAGGTCGTTTAGGTCTTGCTACTGGCGCTACAACAGCAGGCTACAGTGCAGGTGCTCCGGGCTTACAAGCTTCTAACCCTCAAATGGCTGCTTTGTTCAACGCTCGTGCAATGCAGGATGCTCAGTTGGCTGCACAGGCTAACCAAGCTGCACAGCAGCAGATTCAGTTCGGTCAAGGCTTGATGACAGGTGGTATTAACCTGAACAATGCAGGCTTCGGTATGCAGTCTAATGCTCTGGCTCCATTCACTAACCTGTTGCAGGGTGCTCAAAGCACTGAAAACTTAGGTATGAATGCTTTGTCTTTGGGTCAAGGTTTAGGTTCTGCAGCAGTAGCTAGTAATCAAGCAGCAGCTAACCAATATGCAGCAGGTCAAGCAACTGCTAACAATGCTCAACGTGCTGCCTTACAAAATGCTATTGCAGGTCTGACTGATCCTGTTGCTGCTTTGATTGCTGGTTTGACACGATAAGAAGGAATAACAATGGCAACATCACCTAGTTTATTTGGAGGCTCTATGTCTCCTCAAGAGATGCAAGCTCAGTTGTTAAACCAACGGGCTGCTCAGTTTGCTCAGCTTAATCCTAATGAGCAGTTAGGCATGATGGCTTACAAAGCTGGCTCCGGTGTCGGTACAGGCTTAGCAGGTGCATTTGGTGTCAATGTACAAGACCCAATGATTCAACGGGCTACAAGGCTCCGTGAGTTAGCAGGTCAGTATAACACTAACACTGCTGCAGGTCTGCGTCAGATGGCTGATGCTTTGCGTACACAAGACCCTGACATGGCATTGCAGTTGTCTCAACGTGCTGCTGCTATGGACTTAGAAGCTTCTAAACTTCAGACAGAACAGGCTCGTCAGGAAAGTC